CCCGAAAGGTACAATCGTTCTTAGGGAAATCAAACACAAGTTCGTCATGGACTTGTAAGCAGATGTACGGACTTTGATACTCGCGCTTGTGCACGCTCTTAGTCTTTAGGTACTTGTGACAATCCACCATAGCCATCTGGACTATTTCCCCTTCGGTACCCTGAATAATATAGTTGGTGCCTTTATAGGGTTTATCCCTTGGCACCCAGAGCCGATACCCACCTAGAGTTTTTACGTATCCATGCTTACGTACTTGGCGAGTATTAAGAGACATGTACTTGTCGACGCTTGGGAAGAGGTTGCGGAAAGTCTGATACAAACCAGGGACTCCACAAGTTGCATCTATCTTTGCTTCACCCGCGCCAAAAACGATACCAAAGTTAACGTTCTTGCCAATTCTTCTTTCCTGCCTTGTTATTTGATCAGGTTCTTTGCTGAAAATGCGAGACGCCACATACGAATGAAAATCATACCCATGCTCGAAAGCTTCAATTAAAACCTGATCTTCTGACGCATAAGCTAAAATTCGTAATTGAAGCTGATTGTAATCTATCGAGAACCAGATACGGTTATTCATGGGGCCAAAGATATCTCGTACCGTGAAGTCACTATCTGTGCCGTCTTTAGTTTCCCACTCATCACCCTTACCTACGTTTTGGGAATTGGGATTGGATGAAGAAAAACGGGTAGTCTTGGTCCCCGTAATATTTACTGATGGGAAAAGACGCATACCCAGTTCTCGTTTGGCATACGAAGCGTAATTCCGCAAGTATCGGAGTGACGTTTCGTGTTTCTTCATCTCAAGCAAGTTCTGTAAAAACTTTTTTGCTTCTGTATGAGAAGGAACATGTTTCTGTAGCTCCAATAAGGTTTCTCTATCAACGGAGGGCATACCAGTCTTCGTGTAGTACAGTTCCGGAAGATCATAGTGGTTGTATAAAAGGTCAATGAGTTGCGGACCAGAGTTAGGATTAAATCCGCCATCACCAAGAGCAGCAGCACCTAGCTTTTGGAGATAGGTATGCTTCTCACGCGATACTTTTCCGTATCGCAGAATTTCACTATCCAGGCGAGATTTGGATATACTAACTCCCCTACGTTCCATGCAGTACACGACGGGAACATTATCCATTCGACTGTTATACTGCGTCACAAGATTGCTCTTTTGGATCTGGGCGGAAAACATACTCCACAGAAGGGCAGTGTTAACCGCGTCCTGCTCTGCATAATTCTGGAGAGTGGTAGACGCCGGATCTACCATGTTGCACATCCAGTAGTCACGAGGAACTTCCGCCTTGCCCTGAGGAGAAGTTCCCAGAGTCCATCCCCTTCGTTTACCTTCTGCCCTAGCGCGTATTGTTTCTGTTCGCAACTCGTCTTCCAAGGGCGTAACTTCCAAATAGGTATCAGCTAAGTCATCTAGTCTGTGAGACTCAGCATTGTCCAAGACATGGTGCGCTATGATTGTGTCTTGCACTTTCTCGAATGGGACAGAAATTCCGATTCGGGAGAGAGCGGCTATGTCGAATTTTGCGTTGTGGAAAACAACGTACTCGTGCGTATCAATCAAAAGCTGGATATAAGAAATGTCAGATTTAGTGCCAGCACGAAATTCTGATATCCCTTCTGCCAAATCTAGCTCCCTAGTAACTGGATCTACTTTCCACGCCCAAAAATGTATATTACCTCTGTAGTCACAAGCTGAGACAGCAAAAGGCATATCTCCATGATGGAAATCTAGCCCCGTGCATTCCGTATCAATAGCGATAAATTCACCATACGGTGTGAGATTGCTGAATGAAATTCCCATAGTTATCTCCACGAAAAAAAAGCACCTACTCTTAGTCCACCGTTAGAGTAGGTGCTCCCCCAACGACATCGTTGCCATCAGGTATAAAGGAGTTATGGGCAGGGCTAACCGCAGCGTGATCCCACCCTACCCGCCCACTTTCTCAAGGACAGTGGATGCCAGATGGAAAGTGCCATTATGACCAGGACCACGTTAATCGTCGTACAGTTCTACAATATCCTTCCAAGAGATTTCTGCAAATGTTTTGTCGTCAGTATCCCTACGCAGGGTAGCTGTCTTTTTATCAGCATCGACGACCATTATCTCAAAGTCAGCCGGTTCTTTCATGCGGTTGGATTTCCATAGGCAGAACATACCTACCTCTGGATCGACATCCTCTCCCTCTTCCTCCTTTTCCTCTGCTACTTCTACTTCCGGTGTAGTAGTTTCTTCCTCCTCTTCCGTATCATCCTCGTAGACAGCTCCGTTAGATTCGTACTCAGCAACTTCGTTGTCCGTCAGGGGCTTATTTACAAACAGGTTAATGTACCCGCTACGATAGGAGACTCGTATCTTTACTCCTGGTTTGGTCTTGGTAATGTCTTCCGCAATTTCTTCCAGATCCTGCACAGAGAAAGAATCACCATCGGTTTCGTAACCCATCCTCTTTAGGTCGATGAAAAATCGCTCCTGCTTGTCTTCGCTGGTGATAGTATCTCCCTTCCGGTCACCTGACTTAATCACAGTGTCCGAAAAGAAATGACCCTTAGGCACAGTAACGCCTTTTCCCGCGCCACCGATACCGACGAATGAAAGATTGGCGTATGGATTGCTGTTGCGATCCACTCCTAATTTGCAGGCATTGACTCTCGCGGGGAAATTTACTGAATCACCGTCTTCAAGTTTTAGGGATTCTGCGATCTCATCATTGTCCGGTATACCTCCAGTATCTTTTACCTTCCTGGCTCTGTCCCAGGCGTCTTGTTGTTTCGCCATAACGCTGGCGAAGGTCGCTTTTTTGGCTCTTTTTGCCACAGTACTCTCCTGTTGGTAAGGGGGGGTAGTAAATAAGTCTGAGTCCTAGTTTATGGCTCGTAGGGATACGTGTCAATACCTCATTTGGAAATTTTTAGCTTGTTGTCGAATGCTAGCATCAGATTCTCGTAGCCTACTTTGGCAGAGTTGCCCATGGGGATAATCTCGATGGGGTTTTTCTTGGAGTCAAGGAAATGCTCCTCAGGCCCGCAAGCAAGCCAATATCGTTCCTCGCTACCTCTGAGTCGGAGGACTCTCTTTGATCCCAGATACCCGTAAAAAAATGCGTAATCTCCCGCAGCTTTGAGAATGTTCCACATTGCGGGTTTACATGTTGGCGCGTAAAACTCAGTTCCCTGTTCATCTTCTTCGTTCTCGCGCAACTTGGTATGACTCGTAATCATGCAACCCTTGGAACTGTACAGGATCTTATTTAGCGTTTCTTCAACATCCCATCTGATCTTGTCCCAGGTCTGACCGTAGTCGTTGCATTCGGAGGGATTTTCTACACCCTTCCGCACGCAGTGATAGATAAACGCAGCGTCGTAGAACCGATCAGCAGTATCTATAGTTATGTGCTTAACGGTTTTGTCTTTCAAAGCGGCATCTACAAACTCTTTGATTTCCAACCAAGGGGATGTACTGAGTCCAGCTATCTCTAGTTCTTTGACTGACATTGGTCGGACTTCGTATTGCCTGATCCGAAGATTACGGCGTCTAGGTTCGAGTTGCAGTACGATTGAACCAGGGAACTGGGCAGCGAGAGAGGTCTTACCAACACCCTTAGCGCCAAACAGTACCGTGCAGTAATCCAAGAAGTTGGAGGGAGGTTCAATTGGTCCGTTAGGGATTACTACCTTTTCTGGGGAAGAGTTGGTTGCTTTAATAAGTGTTCTTTTTCCTCTGACTTTTTGGGTTCTAATGACCATCATATTTTCCTTGCTCTACGTAGTCCTTGATAATTTCCTTTGGTGAGGGCGTCGAAGTAATTGCTTCGTCCGTACCTCCCAAATAGCCCTTCGGGGTCTGTGAAATGCTCGGGGGATTTTGATGGGTCGAAGGGGTTACCTGCAATGGAATCCCACCAACGGATAACCTGGATAACTATTGGGTTGAAGCAGTTTTCTACCCATCGGTCTAAGTCCCCTGGAGAAAAATCTACTCGCCAGCGCATGAAATACCACTGAGGTCGACCATGTATGTCCTCCCGGACTCGCGAAAGGAACTGGTCTACGGTTTCTTTCTTCCTTTGCTTAAGTCCAGGTCTGCGGATAACGTTGTATAAAACCTCCGCAGGCGCAGTGCCGTGCATGTACCGGAGGGCTAGACAGTACATCATGGTCTGCATGTCCATGTGCAAAGCAGATTGAATACCATCCTCATCAATTTTACCTTTGGTTTTGTTCTCTTGGAGGCAGAATATACCGTCAGACTTTCTGGTGAAGGCAGCGTCTATGCGGCCACGGATAGGTATAGTCTTTTCCTCACCGTAATAATTGATTTTGTGCTGTACCTTAAAAGCTTCTTCTTGGAGAACATATTTGAAGTCAGCATCTTTAGCCTTCCAGTATTCGGCGTAGAGAGGAAAGACCACCTTCACCATACCCACAAGCATGTCAAGTTGCTTACGTTCGTCAGTACGCAGCTTTGTATTGCTGAGTTTGGATTTCTGGTAGCTGCTTAGTGGTTGAGATATTCGGTCTGGCGAATTTCCTGATGCCACCCATTCCAGGCAGTCATGAAATGCAAGACCGAAGTCCAGGGGCATCGCAAGACCTTCCGTGTACCATCCCTCCACATACTGGAGTCGAGCAGACTCACGGCAGTTGTGAAATTGAGATAGGAAGGAATAAGTAATTCCATCCTCGTAGAGATTCCTGTATGGTACTTTCTTAGCTATGTTTTTCTTTGGTTTTAGGTTGTTTCCTGATGTACGTCTGTTTAGCCCTTTCCCTCTCCGCTTAACTACCATCCTGTACCTCCTCTATAAATTGGGTTAGCTGGTTTGCGAACCGTGTTTCTTCTGATAATTTTTGCTCTCCTGACAGCCTGAGTAGGTATGCGGGATGCTTTAATGCGACGGATGGGATCTTCCTCAAACGGGAGTCTTTGGATGCAAACCGTTCCGCTACTCGGCCAAGATAGACTAGCCCTATCGGACGTGCCATTTCCAAAAGGTCTATAATACGGGGGCGGCAAGAAGTAGATTCTTCTCGTGTCGGTTCCCTGATTTCATCTCGGTCTTTATCAATCCTAGGGGTGCAGGCAACTACGTTTGTGATGGCGTACGAAAACGGTTTGTCGATTTCGCCTAAGAGTTTATCCAGTCTTTGTCCTGCTGGACTAACGAAAGGGAACCCCAGGATATCTTCAATGCTACCTGGAGCTTCACCGATGAAAAGGAAATCGCACGGAAGCGTTCCCCTGACTAGAACATGCCTAGAGGTAATCTTGTGGAGGCCGCATTTCTGACAGTTATTCCATTGCTTTTCGTGTGACTTCCACTCTCTTTGCATTCCTCTTACGAGCAACATCGTAACCTAGCCCTTTCAGGTATTTGATGCAGATGACTTTGAAATCTTGCGAATGAAAAACTATCAGAAACCCTTGTCTATTCGACTTCGACATCGCAAGTACGGGGATTTTACTCTCCTTTTTTGCCCTCGGCAATGCTTCTTCATACAGGGACCATATCTTGTGTCGTTTAGCGTGCTTGGCCTCAACATATAGTGTGTCGTGGCAAGAATCCGAACGAGTCAGCTTTGAGTTGCCTCCAGAAAGTGAATTACGAACGGTGCCAAAAAATTGCGCAATCTGCCGCTCTCGTTGCTTCCAGGTTTTGTCAGGCATTGACTCGCTTCGGCACGTAGGGTTTTACCGGCGGTGTACCTTCTCGATCAAAACCGTATCGAGTCAGGTACGATTTAGTATCTACCGCGTCTATGACTTTATCGGCTGACCTACTGGAAACTTTTTCTCCCTCAATGTTGTACCTAAATGAACAGAGAGGGGGCGTACTGTTCTTAACGAGCTTCCCAATATTGAATAAATACCGATAGTAATTGATGCTGTTTGGATCGGGAGGTCTTCGCCCACCAGCTTTACGAGTTTTCTCCTCCAGGATGTCTTTCCTAGTCGCCATGTACTCAGGAAACTCTCGGTACAGTTGCCGTTTGATTTCTTCGTTGGTCATCTTGTTGTGTCGCGGTAGTTTTTCGTTCAGCAGAAACAGGTTGAACAAGAACTGCATCATTCCCAGGTCAGTCACCTTACCTTTGGTTTTCTGTATCTGAGGGGGAAGATCAGGGGTTTTCAGCGGCTTGATCTTCTTGGCGAACTCGGTAAGTGACTTGGTTTTCTTACGGGGTTCTGGTCTCCGAGACTTGGTTTTTGGCATGGTATCTCCTCAGGTGCTAGGGCGTTGCTCGTATGTTGTCTGAGTTTGGACGAAAAGTCAACCCTGAGATAAAAAATAATTTCTACTGGGTATTGACACGGGTATTTACGCTATATATAATTAGCTTCTGTAAACCATCCTACCTTAAAGGAAAGCGGCCATGAATTACGGGAAGCTCCAGCGAGACATCAGCAGGTTTCGTGACTCCAAGAGTTGCGCTCTAGTGGCTGTGTGTGCACTTACGAAGAAGCCATACGAGGAAGTCTATGACGACTTCCGCGACCATGGCAGGAAGCGCGGAAAACCAACTCCGACATGGATGACGCGCCAAATACTCGCGCAGTACGGGTATACCTTGCTGCCCATGATCCGGATTCCAAAAAGTGTAAACCAATGCGAGACAAAGCTCGCTAAGTCCGGGAGGTACTTGATCCAAATACGAGGCCATATACTCGCGTGCGTCAATGGAAGGGTCGAAGACTGGACAAGAGGCAGGAAGCATAGACCGATTAAAATTTATCGAGTAGTAAAAAAAAGGAGAACGTAATGGCTTGGTCAAAACGAAGTAGCGTTGAAAATAATGTGCCGCATCTGTCTTGCAGAGCAGGCGCGGGATGTGGAAAAACATCGACTGGGATTGCAGGACTCAACCTGATGCGGGGTAAGAGGCCTGACTTCAACGGGACGGATCAGCAGGAAGCTATCTGGGAGGCTATGAGTCAGGAGGGTGCTCAGGATATAGCATGCGTTGCATTCAACAAACCAATTGCCCAGGAATTACAAAAGAAAGTTCCTGCCGGTGTCGAAGCCAGCACCTTCCACGCTATGTGCTTCCAGGCAATCAATGATGCATTGGGGCGGGTAAAGGTTGACAATTTCAAGGCTGATAACATCCTGGAGAACGAAGTAGATGGGGTGAGTTTGCGGAAGAAAAATCCAGTCCTGTTTGCTGGCACTAAGAAGCTGGTGTCGTTGGCTAAAGCTACGCTTTGGGATGCTGAAGCCGGTAGCGAGGGTCTGCGAGATATTGTTGATCACTACAGCATCGACCTAAACGGGGAGCTACCACAAGCGCTAGATCTAGCGCCCCGCATCTTGTCACGATGCCTGGAACAACAGGATGTAATCGACTTCGATGATATGATCTGGTTTGTCCATGCCCTAGATCTACCAATCCGTAAGAGAGATCTGCTGCTGGTGGATGAAGCGCAAGACCTGAACCGAGTGCAGCAGGAGGTCGCTCTGTCTGCTGGTGATCGCTTGATTTTGATTGGTGATCCATACCAGAGCATATATGGGTTCCGGGGCGCGGATTCACAGTCGATGTCAAGGATGTATGACATCCTTTCGGAGACTGATAGAGGTGTGAAAGATCTACCTCTGATGAAGACTTTCCGATGTCCTCAATCGCATGTGGAACTTGTACAGAAGTACGTCCCAGATTTCGCGGCATACGATCCGACTAGAGAAGGGATTATCAGGAACCAAGCTGGCCTGGGTACTCCCCAGGATGGATCGCTGGTGCTCTGCCGGGTTAATGCCCCCCTGGTATCTGCTGCGTTCCGCTTAATTAGGGGTGGGGTGAAAGCAAACATCCAAGGACGGGACATAGGAGCTAATCTAACGAGCCTCATTGACAAGCTTATCGACACTCCCCAGTACAAGATGGGGGTCGGAAACGAGGTCTGTGGGCTTCTGAGAGCACTTGAGGATTATTCAGGGAAAGAAAGGGCTAGGATTCTATCGTCCAAGTTCGCTAGTGGGTCAAAGCTAGTAAACCTGGAAGACAAGGTGATGTGCATACAGGTCTTCTGCGCTGGGGCTGACTCGGTCAAAAACATCAAAGGGAAAATCAAAGCCCTGTTCCAGGATGGGTCCAATGGTCGGGGTGGGGTGCTTCTATCGAGTATTCACCGCGCCAAAGGTCTGGAAGCTGACTCGGTGTACATCCTGCAACCTGAACTGATGCCCCATCCTATGGCAACAGTTTCGTGGGAGAAGGAGCAAGAAAGGAACTGTCAGGTAGTAGCATATACTCGGAGCAAGAATGAACTGGTTTTTATCGGAGAACCCGGTTAACCAAGTTAGATAAGAACAAAGTAGATAACTTTGTCTTTGCCAGTAACCGGAACCCCCTCTGGTTGCTGGCATTTTTTTGTATCATTGAGACAATCTCAGGTATATTGTTTCTGCACCATTCGATGCCCTTATGATTTAGGTAGACTGCTGCTGAATCGCAGTCGGAACAACCAGAAATTTTTAATCGTTTTAGCGCTATAGCAATTTCATCTCCAGGAAGACGGTTCAATTTGTGACTATAGGTTAGGTTGTTCACTTTGTTTTAAACCGTATCTTAGCATCTTCTCCAGAGTAGATAGCACAATTGGGGTTTGATGGTCCGGGAAAGATTTCCGTTCTCCAGGGGATACTAACCCACCCCGAAAAGTAATCTTCAGGATCTATTGGAAGATCTACTATATTCTCTGCTTCCCAAATTGCGCTGGTATTGAAGGAGGCAGGAATTGTCACAGCTATCCTAACAGTTAAAGATCCTTCATTGTTTACAAATCGCGCATACACCTGTGGGTCCCAGGAGTTAGATGCATTCGTCCATGTTAGATGCCGATCCGTATAATAAAGGTAACCGTACTGGGGATCTGCGTGAGACACTCTTAGTATACGTGTTCCGCGAAGAGAGTTAAGATAATCATAACAGGGTGGAGCAGTATATTCAGGGGGCCTTTCAGTAAAAATACTTTCTCCATCAATTTCTATTTCAAACTCCCAGGGAGCTAATGATCTGGCTGTTTCTGGAGGAGTTATGTCAGCATTTATTTCGTCAGAAAATATGTCACTGGCTAGGTTACGAGGATAGGGTATCCCGGTACACCCTTCATACTCATTAGTATTTAATTGTCCTGATATGGTCTGAAACGTTACTCTACTTCCTCCATGAGTTGGGCCAAGACCAACACCACACTTAGTTCCTGGCGGTTTATCGTCATAGTAGGCAAAGAAAACTTGACCTGAAGATCCTATAACATCGGGGAGTGTGATACTAGGAGCTGATGCATGTCCTTTATTTATAGTCACATAGCTCGTATTTAGCTTCGCAAAGTCTTGGTCCTCCCATCTATTGGAGAATTTTAACTCTCTTAGAATAGTATCTGTGCCTTCTACTCTTTTAGCAAAACGGTATCTATAATCTCGGTAAGTACGAGGGCCTAAGACTGGGTGAGGCACATCATAATAGATTCTTTCTAGTTTTTTTTCAAAGTAGTTGTAATTGTTTGAGTCTTTATAACCCCAGATAGTTCTTATCTCGTTTCCTGGAGTGGAATGATATACTTCCTGCCTACTACTCCCTATGTACTGACCATTAGCCATACCAGTAGTAGGCAGGCTGTCTCTGGTTATCAACAGTGCTCCTGGGTCAGCGCAGGTTAAACTGGAAGTTCTGACATGGTAAAATGGAGGTTCGGTATCTTGTTCTCCTAAACCTGCCCAAGTACCAGATATAGGATCTACGCGAGGAGGAGTTATAGTAAACGGACCGATGTATCCTTCATTTACGCACCCAAGGCATACCTCACAATTTTTAAGCGTCCCTGAATACTGTGCGACATCCTCAACCTCTGAACCCGCGAAATCGTATTGGTGACGGGGAAAATATGCACTCCAACCTTCATGCCAGTTTGACCAACCATAGAATTGTTGTACTTCAACCCCGTTTAAGTTAGCTAGGTAGTCTGATATTCCTATCATTGGTCTAGGAACCACGCGGAGCCCTCCACCTGTATCTGCGATATACGAGCAATCCAAACCAGAAGTTAAATCAAAATCCAAATCGTTTGGGCCTCTAGTAATGGATATATTTACATAGCGGGAGTCTGCTCTCTCAAGTTCGTAACGAGCGGTTAGAGTATCATACCGTCTTGTACACCAAGTTAACCAAAAGAATTCTCCAACATTAACTGCTCCAGTTAGTGTGAAGTCTCCTATTACCTCATACTCCCACCCTCCCAACGTCCATCGGTTACTGATTAAATTTATCAGTAGACCACCACCACCATCAGCTATCTTGACGGCTACATTTTGTTTCTCAGAGGGGTGACCTAGCACAATCCAATCAGAATCAGATAGCAGTCTTATATAGGCTTTGTTAATTCCGCGTCGTAGGTACTGTGGACTACTATACCAGGAAGCCTCTTCGGTTCGTATTAGTTCCCCGTGGGTTAGAACAGCACCAGCAGACATAGCTTTAGCAGCACCGTCTTGAATAAAGAATCCTTTTGTACCAGCTCTATGCCCCGCATAGTAGAAAGTATTGGTAACTGGGAGATTCTCTGGATGATCTTTATCTCTAGAGAAGTCATGCGCAAAATCAAGACATTTAAGCCTTTTACAAGGAGAACAACAAGGATACCAAGAGGGTGCCATTAAGCTACCACCGGTTCTGCACATTCCATATTTATGATTCTATATATGCCTTCTCCAACTTTATCCCCTTCTTCTCCCAAGCTTTTTGCACGATCATACATAGCTATTCCAAAAACTCCATTTTCCCCTGAGAACAAATAAGCATGTCCTTCGGACGTTGGTGCATTTTCAACAACAATCAAGGTCGTATCTATTTCTCCAAAACCTAAATCCACTTCTATCTTTGCGTCTGCAAACTTATCTCCAGTGGCTAGGTCTTCCGTTAGCTCAAAATAAATTACTCTGGACGTACCACCACCACCAGGAAGTATTGCGTGTCTTCCCAACAACCAGTTGTAGTAAACAAACTTTATGGAACTTTCACTGGCGGTATGGGGGGTTCCTTGTTGATCCCAAATTTCTATCTCTTCTGCATTAGTAGAGGAGATCTGTTGCCAAGCAAAAGTCTTAGTAATTTCGTTAGTATTTGGGTCTTCACTTTGTACGATGTCGGTGGGATACATCCTCCTTGCCATCCCTTGTCCAAAGGGAGGAATAGATGTCGTTACTACTACAGGAATTACATCTACCCGTGACTCTCTGTTGTTCGTTGGATCGGGGTAGGGAGGGATAGGATACCCCCTTTGTTCGTCGGGAATACCTACTGGGGGAAAGAAACAGTCGTTATCAAACGGAATCTGTTTGGGAGAAGTGCCCGTATAAGCAACGGTATATAATCCCGATCCTACATCAAAGATAACGTAAGACTTTAAGCTAGGTCCGTGGAACACATTGGGCATTCCAGTAAACATACCTTCCCTGGATGACTCGGTTTCGTAGATACTGAGAAAGTCTGCTAATAGTTCATCCCTTCTGTCCTCTATTTCCTTTATATTGCTTGGGGCTTCTCCAGAAACACCCCAGTGAGCTTCCATGTTGTCTCTGATAATCTTTTTGGTCTTAGCAAGAGGCGTTGGCAGTAATTCTGAAGTAAGCTCTATCTCTTCTACATGAAACGGATTAACACGGGCTAAATCAGAAGGATATATCTGAGCGTCGTCTTTGTTGTTCTTCAAGTCGTAATTCAGTGTCGGGAACAGTATTACTAGCGTCTCAGGCAATGCGGTAATATGGCCCTTAGCTCTTACTATCGGTTCTGGTGCTGCGAAAGTATTTAAGGCATTTATCGTGTCGGCATCCACATAAGCAGCGGCTACTATTTCAAACGTAGGCTTTAAGTTGTTTATGTTATCCCCTGAGGGATTGTAGGTAATGAAGTTACCTGAGAACCGTATTACATAATCCAGGGCATCCCAAGCATTCATTCCATAGAACTCAAAGTCCCTAGGGTTTCCCACCGGAAAATCAGCCGCAGTAAGATTTGGTACCTCCCCCATATCAGTGGGTAGAGATTCCCATATATCTTTTATCATGGCCTCCCAGGTCCATTCAACTCGGTCCCCTTCCTCTGGTGATGTACTTGAGGCATCGTCATCGGGTTTAGACAATGATTCCTGGTAGAACTCATTATCAGGAGTCGCGGCATCAGGAGTATCGGTTGGTGTAAAACCTGGGGAAGGCGAATCAAGCTCAGGAGTTTCGTTAACAAAAGCTCTACGAACAACCACGTTATATCCACGGTTAATAAAAGACATCTTTCCCAGGATACGAGCATCTCTTAGAGTCACCATGATCGTACATTTAGGATTTACATTTTCTTTCTTCTTTTCCTTAGCAACTTTCTTCTTTGGAGCAGCTTTCTTTTTTGGAGCAGCTTTCTCCTTGGGGGAATAAGCTATAGTCTTGGCTTCCTCCAAGTACATATCCATTGTGATTTTAACTAGCTTGGTGGTTTCTCCTTCGGTACCGGTTATCTCAACCTTAATAGCTTTATCTGTGTCGATAGCCTCAAAGTCTTCATAAGAAAGCAGGAAGGTACCTACACCTGCTTCCTTACCTCTGGGGAAAGTAATAGAATTAGCACGTCCAGCCCACCAGGATATATCTAGACCTACCCTGATACATTCCCTTTCCAGGATAGCTGGATCTCTACAAGGAGTATCACCTACTCGGAATTGTGACATGGGGTGATATTAGAGAATAAAATTACGCAGCCTGAGCAGCGGGTTCAGGCTTTGTGGGTGGATTCTTTTGGCTAGTAGGAACTTGATTATTTTGCTTCTCAAAGTTCTTTTCGGAGGTACTTACCGGTTGTGGTTCTCCTCCTGGACCTATAGCCATAATCTCACCAGCTATCTTTAGTAAACTAAAGGGGATAATCTCATACCTAGGGTCGGGAAAAGATAGCTTGGCCACAGGTCGTAAGATCTGAGTGTCGAAGTCAGATATCAACCATTGGAGAACTTCCTGGAGAGTAGAGAAAAATGCCATCTGTGGTATGGCCCTGCCAGTGGAGGAGCCGAAACCCTCACTACCTGATGATTCAACGACTTCCGGAGGTATGCCCATACCTTCCAGAATTTCTTCTCTGAGACTTACCCCATACTCCCCTAGACCAGAGGGTACGTCATTAGCTCTAGGAGGTTCGTATTCCCATGCCCTAGAGCCATCTGCGGTCGTCATATTCGGAAATGCTATGACCCCGCCAGTACGTTTCTTCTCTATCATCTCACGGGCTAGGTCTTTGTTAGAAATTACCGTACCGTCGTTGGTCCTGGTGATGCCTGGAGGGTGGTACATCACTCCCCCCTCGTAGGCATTCTTATAAAACCACAGTCGTCTGATGTCCCTGTAGCCACCGTCAGACCATTGCTCCCACCAGGGCACAAAGGAACCAAAAAGTCGAGAAAGACCGTACCAAGGATTTCTCTCGCGCTGATGGACATGGAGAAACGCTTTAGGACCACCAACAAAGACACGTTGGCGAGAACGGAAATCTTTCCCGGAAGTGAATTTAGAATTACGGACTGTGATCCCTTGCAAACGACCACGACTAGTAACTACGTTTATGTCTGGGGGGTCTAAGTCACGGAGAGTATCAAACATGATACGCCCCTCATCCACCTTGTAGATTACTTCTGAACCAGAGTATCCCCACTCTACAGCTTTCAGTGCACGTACAGCGCTAGTTCTCCAGAACCGTTCAATAGATCGAACTAGGTACTTCTTTAACTCCTCGTCTTCTGTCTTTACGAAGAAGCGTGCGTTAGAAATCAATGGACCTTTTATCAACCAAAGACCAAAAGTAACACGAGGGTCCGTAAGCATCTCACGAACATGTACTCGTGAAAAGAACGGACGATGCTTAAATCCCGCAGAGATAAAACCTGAATGGCTAGAATGAGGAGTGTACTCTGCGGTACGGGGTTCACTTAAGAGGTCTTCCCCTGTGAACGTTGCCATTTCATTTTCTCCTCTGCTAATACCCTATTAGCATGCGCGGTTTCTGCACTATTAACATCGTCGGTAAGGCTCAATACCAAAGAGTATAGCTTATCCGCTGTCATTTCCGAATCAACAGATCTAGCATTCCATTCCCGTAAAGCTCGAACGTAAGGCTTCAAAAAATGTAAAGCTGATCTTTCTTCCTTGGTTAAGTCTCGGAAGGGGCTTCCGTAGTAGACGATGAACTCCGCAAGGTTTCTATGCTTTTTTTTAGCAGTTGCCCAACCGAATCAATCTTTTGGGAAAGGAGGTATGCCATAGAAGGGGACACCTCTTTCTTAAAAGTTTCGCTAAGTACCTTGGCAAAATTGATGATGAAAAACCTTTGGTCTTGTCTTTTACCCATGTTCAACCCTTCTTGGGCTTCTGCCATGAGTAAATCCAGCGACACTACATCGTCTTCCAGAATCATGTCTCCATTTTCTTTTACCAGTCGGAGGGTCTGGGTTTCGGGGACTACAACGTCGTTCATTGAAATTTCTCCACATCTGCCCCTGTTTGTACAGCAATATGCAAGTCAGTAAGTGGCGCTGATTCGAGTCGGTATTCTATCCTCCATTTGAGTCTATGTATAGAACACTTTCCTGATTTAAGTATTCTATCTCTTGCGTACTTTTTTATTGGAATTGCTTTAACACCCCCTACTGAGGCTAGACCTGGAGGGTCAATTTTATACCCCAACCTAACTGCCCAACCGTATAGGACTACCTTATACCTCGGAGAAGTTCGTACTTGGGATTCTTCTACTTCTCCTCCGGTATCGGTAGTGAAAGTAAAACCTATAGTCCTACTAGGGTCCGGGTCTATATTTTCTGTATCAACTAGATCTTCCGCTGATTTATCTACCAGCGGCTTATGAAAGATTACATCCGTATCCTCAGTGACATCCATCCAACTGTGATAGTCTATCCAACTAGCTTCTGGAGGAGGGCAAGGCGTTTCAAAAACTGCGGTCAATCTCTGATCAGAAACCGTAGTGGGATCAGATCCTTTAACAGGTAAGTTATTATCGCAGAGCGTTATTTTTATGTCATCGGCGGTGGTATGACCTAGTTGAGCATAACCTCTCGCGTTATGCACTTGGTTATATACGGACGCATTCCATTCTACCCAAGTTGTACTCAAAGGCTGAAACAGGCCACTCAATCCTTGAGAACCAAGCATCTGATCAGGTGATCCATAAAGTAGAAAACCAACAGAAAAGGATACGCTTCTACCAAATACTTCTTCGGTAAGACTTAGATTAAGCAGAAGGAAAGACTTAAGTTTTGTTTCTTTCTCCCCGGTTGTGGTGTATGTGCTGTACAAGGCGTGACGTAATCTATCGGTTACTATAGCTGTGATAGCCCACCAAGCTAATTCCTTAGGGTATCCTGGTGCCACTTCTACAGTACCAAAAATAGTAGAATTCCATTTAACGAATCCTCCAGTACCAGTAATTTCACCGACAGGCATTAAAGATGTTTTAAGGGAATGACTAACATTCATGTCTATCATTCCGGGGTGGTATGCGTTGTCCGATGGAATTTCTCTATCCAGAATAGTAAAGGTGAGAACACTCCTATCTTTACTTAAGTTCAATAAAGGATGACTACGAGCGTATCCAGCAAGTACTGGAACCCTCTCCAATATATGGCGGTACCTATCTGCCGTATCGGTTAATTTATTGTTTGTGCCCCAGCTAACAGGTATTTCAAATTCTCCAATAATTCTACGCTCAGTCATACCAGATTCATTAATTGCCCATTCCACCTCGTACTCAAAGTTCATTAACGAATGTGCGTATTGGGGTGTCCCGACTTCCTTCTTGCACTCCGGTATTGAAGTTTCACAAGCCCATACAATACGAACAGCTTTGTTTGATCCTATAGGTTCCCACGCAAGTATTCTTGGTTTAGGGCCAAACTTTATATCCCTTACCCCCCCTGCGGATTCATTTATTTCAAAATCACCAAACCCCTGGGCCGTAAAAGATAAAAACTGCCCAGGTTCAGAAAGCCTTTTTCTAATGTCCTCTATATTATCTTTAACGATAGAATTAGGACTGCCCGCATCTTCATTAAGTATAGGATCGGACCCTACTACGACCGTAGTTATTTCTATATCGTAGGTTACGTATTTAACTATTCGCTCCGCACTATCCATTACCATACGAGCTGAAATCTTAGCGTTTATAAGATTGGGAAAAGTATACCCATTGTATGATACTACTCCCACCTGAAAGGCATTAGGAGGTGTGCCCTTGTCTCTACTAGTTGTAATGGCCATTAGTTAAAAACACCCCTAACCCCAGTAGGACGTGGTCTAGCCTCACCAAGTAAAGCGTTGGGATCTAAGTCTTCACCGGTAATGAAGTCCGTAAATTCTTTTTGGGCCTCCATATTCCCATCCGTAGCTTCCTCAGCTTCCCCTCTCTCCCACCACCTTAGTACCCTCCCAAGAAGACGTAGACTGGAATTACTGTTGTAAAATAGAGTCTTCAAAAGCTCCGGATTATCGCCTATAAGGTTTATTAAAGGTTCAATAGCCCGCAATATGGCACTTATGTCCTCTGTTATTTGTGTAGCAAGAGGAAGTATTCCCTTAACTAGACTAGTTTCTATCTTAATTAAAGCGCGGTCTACCCCTGACCGTGCGCCCTGATACTCTGACAAAGGACCAGATAATTCTTGTGCTTGCTCCATTCTAGCAAACATCTCGTTGATCTCTCTTCCAACAACAGCCATAGCCAACTCCGCAGAAAAAGCAGAACCAGTTTCTGACAAATCTTGAAGCATGCTATCTACGGCGCGTATAGTATCGCCTAACGTTTTAAAGGCAACACCAAGCGTGGCAGCAGTGAGTGCGACAGCTATACCCGCAGGGCCAAATAGCTTCGTTACGATAGGAACCACAGCACCAAAGGCTTTTCCAAAATTACCGCCAAAAGTTCCTCCGCCATCTCCACCTCCGCCTCCGCCTCCACCACCAGGAGGAGGACTGATGGGAACCGCACCGCCAGGAGGAGGAATAACGCCACCAGAACCGGAAGATCCAGAACTGCCTGGAGGTGGTGGTGGGGGTGTAGAAGAAGGGGGAGGAGGTACGTTACCGAACCCATACGAAACGGGAGGAGCTTCAGAATATCCGAAGGGAGGTCCAGCATCTGTGACAGTTGTTCTACCTACCCCAGACTTACTCCCCATGGCGTACTTAGCGCCCCAGTGATCGGCTCCACCAGCAGAAAAACGACCGGCGTAGTTGAACGCGCCACTAGGAAGATCTGAAGCTTCTCCTGCAATATTTAGCGCAGATCCAATAGCTTTTATACCTTGGGTAAAAGAATTAGCTATAAGATCGGTCTTAGCTAGAACTTTACCAGAGGTATATCCAGGAGCTTGTTGGCTAGACCTACGGTCCTGTTGATTCCACTGTTGGGTGGTAAGCCCATATTTCGGAGAAGAACCCCCTGCGGATTCTGATTGGGCAGCGGAAGGTGGTTGCTCCTCCCGGAAAACTACAGTCAGGGTTTGGTTTTCGTTTGCCACACTATGTTTGAAGTGCTGTTATGCCCAGGGCTATGTTATCACGCATCATTAGGAGTTACTTCGTACCAACAAGCTTTATTTAGTCCGTCTGGTATATAAGGTAGCAATTGAAACCTAAGAGGAATTTTTCTATGTCGATTGCTAAAATTTATACGAGTAGAAAAACCGGGGGCAAGCATTGCTACGCTTGCTGTCAGCACTGCCGGTTTATCTTCGGCGGTCGTACTAGTGTCAGCCGTCAGTATCAATTCAGTCGGACCGCCTTCACCAGCCATCTGACTCCATTGATTGCCTACATCTCCTACGTAACCGCCCTGTATATCATAAGCCTTCTCAGTGGTACTTTCACTAAACATAGTCAGAGCTTTAAGGGTACCAATAGACCACTCAACGCAAACAAAGCTTAAAAAGCAATTACCCCCTCTGTAAACAACATCCTGTACAGTATCCGCTCCATTATCTCCGACCAGTTCTTCACCGAAACGCACAGTCTCTAATTCGTAACCATCCTCTGTAGCCCCAATATAATTCTCCTCGTGGCCAAACGAACACACATAACGACCGGCTATAAACGTGGAAGCAAAACTAATAGCCATTACAGTTTCCCCTTTTTACTATTTCTCTTGTTAGCGGCGGCTGTTGCTTTCTGTTTGGCAGCGGATACCTTAGACTGAGAAAGCGCTCTACCTTGTCTTCTTACTTCTCCAACCTGCCTAGCTTTAGAAATAACCCTAGCAAATGCTTTGGATGGCGAAAGAGCATTTGCTATTTTTTTAAGATTCCGGCCTGGAGGTCTAATAGCCATATCACACCATATTGGTTGTGGACTGATAACGAGTCGCTTGATCAAAACGTACTTCCATGACGTAAGCTACGTCTGAATCTGGACGTTCCGACCCTAACCAAGTTCCATCCTCTAAGCGGGGTTGGGGATCAGTCCCCGCCCAACGAAAGTATTCTACGATCCGATCCGTACCAGTCATAGCATTACCAGCGCTCTCGCCTATTGTAGTGTTCTGGTGAACAGAAGTCATTATCGTTCTACAAAGGCTATCAAGGCTCAAAGTAGCTTCTATATAGAGATTTAATCCTGCGGACTCCCTGGGTATTGCGGACTGCCGCATAGTCACGGTGACTCCCATCCCATAGACCTCCTCGATTCCAGAGTTAGGATCGAAGTTCCCAGGCCTCCAGGAAGTACCGTAAATGGCAGCAAACCACTTACCCATGGTGGGTTTAGGCCGGGGATCAGGCATGATATCAATGTGATAATCACTCAAAGTCTCAGTTAGGAGAGTACCGATATCCGCAGTCAGCTTGGTTTTAGTCTCTACCAGGAGCTTGGCTAGGCTCATTTTCGCTTCCCCCGAGCTAATGCCTTCGCAGAGTCCTCCAGAGCGTCCCTAACAGCCGATCTGAACCAGGGTGATATATCCGCTGGCCAGAACTTTCGGACCTTATGGAGCTTCTTAGCGTATGGTACGGAGGTACCAATCTCCATGGAATTCTTAGATGGCTTAAATACTTGATCCTGAGGGGGGGAATAAGATCCGGACAGCAATCGACCTGGACGCAGAGATTTCTCTAGACGGTGGGTATCTATCAGAATAGGAACCTTACGGTCTCCGTACTTGCTGAGTCTGGTTTCCGCCCCATCCCGTTTCAAAATGCCCCAAGCTATAGATGCCGCTTGAGCAGAAGCAGCTTGTATCGACATGTGCTGAGATAACCGGGTGAGATTGCTGGAGAAAATTCCTTTCCACTTTTGATTTTGTAAGGGTGTAAGGAGTCCTCGCCCCGTTCGACCGCGCCTACTAAAGGCGAGAGACCCCCGTCCCCGGATTTTGCGTGCCGCAATGGTTGACCTTTTCAGAGGTTTCCATTGCAGCCCTTGGTCGTCTGCGTTCCCCTTTGATTTGATAATAAAAGCTTTGTGAATCCTCTGGAACAATCCTTGAGCAAGTTTAGCTGAGAACCTGGAGTGTAAAGGTCCACTAAGGCTCTTCATAGAACTTTTCAGTTCTAAGACCGCTCTCTTATTAAGGGTTACTGTAGCCACTTGTATACCGGATCATTAAAGGAACCCATTGGTCAATGAGTAAGTTATGAAAAGGTATGCGATACTAAGCCATTCCCAAGGATAAATAGGAGCTATATCCTGGTTCTTCCCGCCACCTCCAGTAGAAATGGATGGATGAACCCGAAGTTTATGAACATTGAAATAGTCATTAACCACTATGTTAGACATCGCAGGAGTAAAGTTTTCGCGGGTAGGTAAGCGGGGAATAATTATCTTACCCTCTGCTACACGTTGTAGCTCGTCTGTTATTTCATCAAACCTATTAACAAATAAAGCAGGATTGCCCCTTCTCTGGGAGAGAAAGTACGCTCCTACCCAAGTAGAACGAGACCTTACCCAACGAGAATCAGCCATGTCTACTGGATCGTAACGTAATGAAGCAAATTCGTTGATAAAATCTGTGGCGTCCTCTGTAAGTTCTACCCAGAAAGTAGATTCTTCTCCGGGGGTGATGTCGTCAACTATTAACGGCACTCCGTCTTCCCCGTAAGCTATTCTCTCTATTTCGGCTTGGGTGGTGTATACACTAGTAAGGGTTTCAACAGCCATAGATTAAACTCCTAACTATAACGATCATAATTAGAGTCCTTACTGCCCTTTGAGTCGCGCACGAATTGCTTTGCCCCGAGTTATATACGGTAACTCCGGTTTGATGACGAAATCATCAGGGCGTATCTCCTCGAATGGTGTTGGCGCTAATAAACTCGGTGGCTGCCTGATCGTGAATTCTTCAGGTGGTGGGTCAGTAAAGTCCACTGGACTGGCTGCCTTCTCCGCTTCCCATGTTGCCATTTCGTCTGCTGATGCTTGACGCAGTATTTTCCAAGCAGCTTGTTCCCGATCACGTTCAGCCTTTAGCGATGGATAGGCTAGTATTTTGTCTTCGCTCACAGTCTTTCGCAGTTGCCAAGCGGCTATTTCCACATCCCTCTTCGCCTTGTACATAAGCTGAGTTTCATCCCAGTCCGCCATCTCTTCGTCTGAAAGCCACTTATGTGTCGTCTGGACTACATGTGTGATGGGATCGGTATAAGAAATTTGAGTGCATCCCATAAACACATTCGTTGTCATTTCGATGCGCGGCATAGGGTCGTCAGCATTTACAACGATTCCGTACTCATCCAAAAGCGTTTCGCTGGGCATATGTGGAGAAATCGGAGAGGAATTCCCACCTTCATCCATAACATGAAGTTCCGAAGAAGTGGAAATATCTTTCGCAAAAATATAGCATTGTCCAGCAGTTCCGGCTGCCGGTTCTGTTCCATTCGCTATGGCCAGAACTCCCACTGCCGATCCATCAAAACTGCCTGTCCCTACGCCGACATTTTGGGCGTCGTCGATAGTGAGTGCACGAGTCAGAACGGTGGTGGCAGCATCGGTTCCTGTCCACACCGATAACTCAGAAGGAATTCTATTCGAGCCAATCGTCCCAGACGAAACTACCTTTATCGCAGCGCTTTGGGTTACAAGGTCAGCGCCGTCGTCGCCAAACCACGCTAGGTCG